CACATTGTTGCACTTGGATACCCTACAAAACCTTCCTATGCTGAAAAGCGAGCCGCCAAGGAATTTTATGAAAGTTTTACTCATCTAATTCCGTGTCCAACTTGTAAACTCCACTATGCCGACAATCTAAAAGAGATCCCTGTTACACCGAGTCTTGATACAAAAGAAGATCTCTTTCGTTGGACTGTCAAAATGCATAATATGGTGAATAAACAATTAGGCAAACCTGAGGTACAAGAACTCGATGCAATTGCCTTTTATCATAAACTTGGTGCACTTGGTCGTAGCCCTGTTTGGACACCACAAGATATCGAAGCCTATCAGTTTGCGTCAGCGGCCAAGTTAGGACTAGCTGCTCTTGGTGGAGCTGTGCTGGCAGGAGCAGTGTATTATTGGGTCACGGAGAAAAGAGTGTAGGCTGAATTCTTGAAATAAATTTCAATATTCAGCTGTCTAAGCAGGAGAATGGTCAAAGGCCAAAAAGGTGGAGCATTATTCGGCTCCGATGACTATACAAATTACACAATGGATACAGGTGTAAATTCAGGAGTTCTTCAATATATTTATTACTTTTTTACAGTTCTCTTGCTAGGATGTATAATCCTGGTTATTGTTAATTATACAATTTATCCTATCTTTAAGACACGTCCTGGTGGTGAAGGGCTTGTACCACTTCCCGGAAGTGATGATAGTACCTTGTATTGGCAACAAAATGTTCGAATCGTTCCATCTGTTGAAACACCACTCATGAGTCAATATGAAAACTGGAGTATGTTGCTTGATATCCAGTTGGATAACCCAACCTCCAATACTAATACACCACGAATCCTGTTTCAGCGAGGCGATCTAATGACACCTTTTGCAGGCAGATGGACGGAACAAGATACAATTTTGCGATTGAATCCTAACTTTAACTTGATGATTTATTTGGACCGGATTAAAAATGATATGTTTATCAGCACATTAACAGTAAATCCAAAGAATGCTGCTGATTCCTATATTGAAACGATTGATATAGCAAATATTCCAATTCGAAAAGCCATTCGTGTGGGTATCATGTTGGGCGCTCGAGTGATGGAAGTCTATGTAAATGGTTACTTGGTACGATCAAAGACCTATACAAACCCTCTTCGTTCTGTGGTAGGACAGTTCCAACCTCCTTCAGACGACATTCTATCAAGTACTGCCCGTGTTCGCAATTTCCGCCTTTGGAAACGCCCCTTAAACCCGAGTGAATTCCGAGCCTATGGAGGTGCAGAAGACTTACCACTAAAACAAATTGCCGATAGTTGTCTTTTGTAGATAGCTAGTTAGATTTAGTTACCCTTGAGTGCCCTAGAATTAACTTTTGCACTGAAGGGTAGGAGACACATGGACTTGTCGTCTATGTTACTATTAGGATTTGTAGTCTTACTTATTTCACTTTTAATATCTTTTACAGTTCTTGAAACAGTACGCCCAAAAGTCCTTGAAAGTTTAACCCCGAAAGTTGGGAGACTCAATACGCCAACTCGTGTTGGGTATTCAGGTCAACCACGTGATCTCTTTCTTGTTCCAGCGGGTGCTACCTTTTCAGTCTATCTCTTTGCCGCGGTAAATAACAAGACACCAAGCTTGGGGAATACACAAGTACCAATCATCCTATTTCAGTTTGGCGATGTTTTGAAATTTCAGTTAGTCCCAGGTGGTGTAGAGTCGCCCCCTAAAACCCAATTGGTAGTTCAGACTCAAAATCCGGCTGTGGCAAATTCAGTGGAGACTATTGATGTTGCTGAATTTCCCCAACAAACATGGGTTCACCTTGTGCTTGTTCGTGAAGGTCGTCGCTTTACTGTATATTACAATGGCAAAGTAGCAACAAGTGCTCGTACCTTATATGTCCCTGCCATTAATTCGGCATCGCTTATGCTTGGTGATAAACGACTCCAAGGAGAGTTTGGTTTACCAAAACTTGCTCCGACACCTTATCATCTTAAAGAAGTTGTAGATGAGCTTCGCGCATCGGCAGATACACGTCATCAGCCTTATCTGTCCGACTTTTGGTCAACCATGGATTTTTCCCTCATCAAGTTTGGTTGCCCGAATGGCCTCTTTTGTTTTTCAACAAGTGGCGCTCCAACGCTTAACCCTATGACGCGTTGGACAAGTCCGTATGCTTAAATACTTATATTTTCCCCTTTCATACAAAGAACAATTCCAAAGGTATGTTCTTAGGTTTGGAATTTAGCGCAACACTATAGCAGAGAGACCTATGAACAGTAATTCAGGTTCAGGATCACGGTTTGGTTCCGTAGGCGGAATAATCTTTGCAATTCTTGCATTAGTTGCATTATACTACCTCTACCAGTATTTGTACGGTAATAATGGTTTAGAGGGTAAGACACTTGTAACAAGTATAAAACCTGCTAATTCAGAAAAGCCTCTTATTTTTATAGCGGATCAACTTCCGGCTATCTACGAAGGTGGTGAGTTTTCAATCAATACCTGGATTTATATTAATGATTTTGCAATAAACCGTGGTAAGAATAAGGCTATTTTGACACTAGGAGGTGCTTCATTTGCCACACTTGCAATCTTCCTCGGTCCTTATAAGAATTCTCTGAATATTCGTGTGCACACGCGAGGCAGTGATTCTGCTGTAACAGGAAATGCAGCAATGGGTCCGAATTCCTCTACTGGTCCCGAGGATCTCAGCAATGCCTCTCTCACATCCCTGTTTACTGGCACTCAGACCGATACAAGTCTAACCGACATGTCACGCCCTTGTGACATTTCCTCTGTGGATATGCAGCGTTGGATTCAGGTTACAGTCTGTCTGAACAACAAGACATGCGATGTCTACTTGGATGGTAAACTAGCCCGCAGCTGTATATTACCTAGCTTCTACCGTGTTGATAAGACGAATTTTGCACTTACAATGGTCCCATATGGTGGATTTGGTGGATTTGTCAGCAATTCCAGTGCCTATAACTATGCTTTGAATCCCGAACTTGTATGGCGACTCTACATGTCAGGTCCTGGACCTCAATACAGTTTAACAGATTATATCACATCTTTGTTTGATCCCAAGGCCGTGGGTGCTCTTGATTACCCGAAGCAGAACATAACCCCCTAAATACACTACAGAAGACTACTAAAATTCGTGGTCACCATACAAGTACTAAACTCTATACTTTTATGGTGTCAAGTAGAGAGAGTCCATGAACTCGAGTAACGCAATGAATAGCGCTGGACCAGCATCTTATGTATTAGGAACTGGAATTGTGCCTCAAATTCTCTTAGCACTAGCGCTGGCTACGATTCTGTATATTATTCTAATGTCATTAGAACTTGTCTACAAGAGTTTAAGACAAGTTACTGGAACACGGGTTGATCTCATACCTTTTACAGTCAGTGCTGCAGACAAACCTCGCGAGTTTGAACAGGACCCGAGCACTCGCAATGCAAAACTGCTCCCTCTCTCCGATAACGAGCGAAGTGGCGCAGAATTTACATATAGTTTCTATTTGTGGGTCAATCCCAGTAGTTTTAGACAAGAGGAAGGTCTACTGCATATTCTCCACAAAGGTCATCCCAAACCCTTCCCTCTATTAGGCCCTGGTGTATTCTTAAAGAGTAATACTAATACACTCCGAGTCTATATGAATAGTTCCAAGACCTGGAATAACTTTATAGATGTTGAGAATATTCCTGTGAAGAAATATGTCCATGTTGCTATTGTTGCACGTAGCAATGCAATTGAGGTCTACATTAATGGTAACTTGGCCAAAAAGCTGAATATGGATGGTGCTGTCCTCTATCAGAATTTTGGTAATCTGTATGTCTTTAGTCAGAGACCTTGTGTCCTTTCTACAGCTATCCGATCACTCAACTCTGATTCTCCTATGCAAATCTTTGGCACCTACAATGGTAATCTGAGCAATCTAGTTTATTTTAGTTATGCTGTCAGTTACACGGAGCTCCAAAGCCTTGTTGCCGAGGGACCTAGTAAGCGTACTGAGTCGACTACAGAAGAGGCCCCGCCTTACTTGGAGGATGCATGGTGGACACAGAGCTACAGCCGCTAGACTCTCATATGCTAAATCAAATCTCCTTTCTCATTGATGGCATCCATCAGTGGTAAAAGAGACTTAGAGGAAGTCTCAACTTCCCAACAGGAGAGGCACCAATGCCCGGTGGTGGTTTATTAGCACTGGTCAGTTACGGCGCACAAAACGTCGTACTTAACGGCAACCCTGAATTTACCTATTTCTATAAAGTCTTCAAGCGATACTCTCATTTTGCAACGGAGTCTGCGACCCTGGCTCTAGAAGGTCCGAATGAACTGTTTTTTGACCAACCGATTCGGTTGCGAGCCAAAATTCAGCGCATTGCCGATTTGATGACCGATTTGACATTTAGTTTTACGATTCCTGATATTTACAGTAAATACTTGCCGCAAACAATGCTTCAGCAATCCCAGTATGAATTTCACTGGAATAATTATCTTGGTGCGCATATTCTTCAGAATGTAGCCTTTTTTGTTGGTGGCTCAAAGGTACAAGAATTTGACAGTGACTATATCATTGCCAAGGCTCATGCGGATTTAGATACAGATACGTTTCAAAAATGGCG